GCTGGGGAATTGGCACCGACCATTTCTTTAACGGAATTTTCTTTAACTTGCAAATTGCTCTTTACTGTATTTAATGCGTTTATAAATTGTGGCATTTCGCCGCCTGTCTTTGTTATCCCATCATTGTCGTTATGCAAATAAATCGAATATCCACTTGTTTCATTTTCGACTTGCTTCATAAATTCAATAGCAGTGTCTTGATTAGGGAGTATTGCTGTTGCGTTGCCCGTCGGCAAATACGATACAATATAACTACCGTTTGAACTTTGGTGCGTGCCAAAGCGACCGTATGTAACTCCTTGTTTTGTTTCGTATTCTCCATTTTTCTGTTTTACTGCAAACGACGTTTCACTTAGTTGGTTCGTATAGTCAATGCCTTGTTCTATAACATAACCTACATTTTGTCCATTTTCACTTACCGGAGCAAATTTTATATTGTTATTTGCATTTTCACTTATATTAAGTGATGAATAATCGCCATTTTCTATATCTTGCACTTGTGCATTTAAAACTTCGTTTGCACCGTATACATTGTTATGTAGATTGGTGTTTTTCTTTATTCCCTCTCTTAAAATATCTTTGAAATTTCTGACTACGGTTTGAAATTCTCTGTTTCCGTCAAGTACACTGTTTCCGGTAAGAGTTTTATTTACAAGTTCGTCGGCAAGGTTATCTGTTTCTTGTGATAAAACTGTGTAACTACGTCCGTTTTTCTCTGACATAGCTTGCACAAAATCATTCGCATAGTTGCTTACATAGTTTCTGTCAAAAAGATTATCATTGTTCGACATAAACTTTGTATTTGCCTCTTGTATACCTGTTGCACTTTCAGATACATTTAAGCCGACTTTATTCATTGCATTATGTACTTCCTCTGTAACTCGATTTACAGACGGTTGTACACCGTTTTCTTGTGTGTCGTTAAATACAGTGTCAGTTGTAGTTGATGTATCTGCGCTATTAACGCCGTCTACTGTATCATTAATAATTGAATTATCGGTGTTAATTTCGGAAGCTGATACATCATTCTGTTGTTTTTGGTTTTCGTTAAACTGTTGTACTTGATTAAGCTTGCTTTCGTCAGCTTGATTTAGTATAAATTTGAATTGTTTTACTGCATAATCAAAATCACTGTTACCGTCAAGTTTACTTTCCCCTGTAAGTATCTTTTGAGTTAATTCATCAGCAATATTGTTGTCAAGAAAATCACGATTCGGATAATTGTCGCTCTTTTGAGCAACCTCAACAAAACTATTCGCGTATCGTCTGACAAAATCCTTATTATACCCTTGCGGATTGTTTTCTGCGACAACATCAGCTTTGCTTACGCTGTCTTGAACTTCTTTCGGTAACTTATCTGTTTTTTGAACTTCAACATCATTTGTCTTGACGCTTATAGGCGTTTGTTCTTGAACGGTTTGTATCGGTTCTACTTCTGATGTTTTTGGTACATTTTGTATCGGATTTGTGTTTTGTGGTGTTGGATTTGTATTATTTATGTTTGTAGGCTCTTTTGTGATATTGTCCACATTCCCTACATTTGATGTTTTCGATATTTTTTCTACATCATAAGGAATTGAATCAGCTCTGTCGTAAAATTCTTTTGCTCTGCTTTTGATAGTCCTTAAGTCCTCTTGCATACTTCTTACACGAGCGTCCTCACCAACAAAACGAGCTTTTTCTAATACAGTATCTTTAACCGGTGCATTTCCTTTGCCGGTTAAGTATTCTGTAACAGTATCTGACGGAGCATTATTTTTTAGTTTAAAACCTTCTCCGTCAAGATACTTAATCATTGAATCGGAGTAATCCATAACATTTTTAGCAAATTGTTTAACACTTTCTACGTCGTTTGTACTTGCTGAATTCATCATACCTTCGTAATCTTTCATCATCTTATCGTTTACAACGTCTAAAGCCTCTTTACTTGATTGCTTGATTTTACCCATATTTATAGCTGATGTAATTGTTGCAAAAGCAAAGGTCACAGCCATATTCTTAGCGACGTCTTTAGCTGTAGGTCTTTCTTCTTTAGGGTGCAAAAAATATGTAGCAGCACTGTCTGCACCGGCAAATGACGCGCCCGCAACCCCATTTCTTATCATTTCAGGTATAAATTTATGTTGCAATTTCGTTTTAAACAAGATATTTTCGGCAAAATCTTCAACAGTGGAACTTGTCGCACCGCCTACGGCTCCTCCTACAACGCCTATAGCGGTTTCTTTTGCTATATCTTTTGCTTTTTTTCCGTCAGTGGTTGCTTCTGTTCCTTGTTGTAGTCCAAAAACAATGCCGTTTTTTATTGCACCTTGAACCCAAGTAGGTGTTTTCGCCAACCACTTTACACCTTTCAAAGCACCTCCGACAGCTTCACCTAATCCTATTAGTGAAACTGTAGAACCTGCTAACTCTCCGACGGTACTTGCTATTGGGTGTTCTTCTGATGATTTTGCATTTGCTTGTTTTTCACTTACGTAATCGTTGACATTAAGTCCTGTTTCTTTATATTTTTTTTGTGACTTTAAATTATCAATCGCACTTCTTCCGCCCAAAGTCGCACCGTCCATTAAACTTGTTATAAATGTATCCGGTACATTTCCACCTTCTTTTGCTATGTTTTTTCTTTGATTGTTTAATGCAAGTTGCTCTAATGTTTCTTTATCTTTTTTTACTTCTTTGCTAACGCCTTTTTCATTAGGAAGCCAATCATATCCTGCTTCTAAAGGGTCGTTATGTGGAATACGGTTAAAATTATGTTCTTCTGCCCATTTTGAAAAATCATCATAAGAAAAATTATTTGGGTCAATGCCATATTTATCATACATAGCATTAAGTTTATCTTCTTTTTCTTTTTGGTGTTTTTGTTTTGCCTCTTGGTATTTCGGCATTGTTTCAAAAGTAGATTTACTTGTTTCTTCGAAAAGATTATTGCCCTTTTCTTTGTGCTGTGTTTTGCTTTTTTGTTCAGAGGGTACACTTTTTGGTGTGTACCCTCTTTTAACTAAAATATCCTGCAATGATTTCAAATTACTTTTTAAATCGGTATTTTCTCTTGCTGTTGATGCAGATTTATTATATCCTCTTTGTGACATAATATTTTGTAATGATTTTAATTTCTCTTGCATATTACTCATATTTTAAGCTCCTCTTTGGTTGTAATTATTTTATTAAAGAACCTGCATTATAAATATCATCATCGGTTAGACCCACTGAATGGAGTAAATCTATACGTTGTTCATCTGTAAGACCGTCCGTATTAGCTGTATTCATCGTCAAAACTTTCTTATAATTGTCCGGAATTGCAGGATTGATTTTGTATGTACCATCAGCATTGACTATAAACATATCTTTTTTTCCCATTTCTTGTGCTGCGTTGTTGTTTCTCTGTATCCAACTGTTAAAGAATTCTTTTGTTATTCCATCCACTTGACTACCGTTTTTTGACGATTTAGAAGAATTAGACGAAGAGTCTGTATTTCCACCTAACACACCATCCGTCTGTTTGTATGCATTTACAGTGTTATTTATTTCTGACGTTTTTTCAGCTATCGTATTCTTCGATGCGTTGTTTGCAACAGCCATTTCATTCTTGGCACTTGCGTCATTAACACGAATTGTATTATCGGCTTGATTATTGTTAATACGGATTGTATTGTCAGCCTCAATGCCCGGCATTCTTTCTTCGTGGTCGTAACCCATTTGTGCAATATCCTTGCTGTTTTTAAGTTCTGCGTCAAACTGTCTTGCGTCCTCTGTTTGCGTATTCGGAACACCGTAATCACCATCATCGTATTGACCGTATTTACTGTAGTTGTTCCAAATTTTTACACCCCTTGCTACTCTTGCCGCTTGTGCTGTCTGCGTATCACCTCTTGCGATAGCTTGTTCGATTACCTTTTTATAGTCAATATTTTCTATCGGATTGCCGTTATCATCAAAGAATGGATTTGAAGAATATAGCATACCCTTAGGAATTTGACCTGTAACTTGTGCTGTTGTTGCGTCACGTGATACTTTACCGTTAAGTACAGTTTCATTTCTTTGTACTTCGTTATTCTTTGCTGTTTCGTCTCTGTTGAACGCATTGTCGATTTGAACACCCATATCGGATAGGATTTTTCGCGCCTGTTCAATTTTTTGTGTTGAATTATAAGCGTTTTGCACCTTTGCATTATACGCGTCTAATACATTCTGTTGTGCCTGTGAGTACAGCGCCGCTTGCTGTCGCATTGCGTTTGCGGCGCTGTAACTGTCAACATTACCGCCGTTTGAGGCTGTACCTAAAGCAAGCTGATTATTTCTTCCCTGTATAGCTGATAGATTATATTTACCAAGTATCGCTTTTGCCTCATCGGTAGAAAAAGGATTAGCTTTAACCAAGTTCATATAGTCGTTATAATCTTGTGTATTTGTTTTCATCAAGTCGTTATAATGGTCGAATAGATTACTTTGCTGTTGACCTACAAGGCTTGATGTGGTTTGACTTTTGCCTGTGTCTTGAACATAGTTTTTAAAAGCATTATCAAGCGTACTGTTATCCCAATAAGATACCCCATTTGAACCTACTGCCGACGGCTTGCCTATGTTTTTACCGCCTAAGCTAACCTCACCTGTCGTATCGTTATATTGAAGTGCGTTGTCTATATCGCTTTGACTTAAACCGTACTTTGAGCCTAAGCCGTAAAAATACGGTCTAATCGCGCTTTTACCGCTCTGTGCAAAGTAGTCATTAACATACTTCTTTGACGCGTCATATCCACTGTTATAAAGCGTGTCGGCAAGCTTTGTGTCGCCATTTTCACGCATTTGTCCGTAATAGTTTTGTGCCTCGTTTGCTATTTGTGCCGTTTTCTTTGTATCGCCCTCTGCATTTGCATTGAGCCAATTACCTTTTAGCCGTAATATTGTATTTACGGCGTCTTGCGTATTATATGCCATTCGTTTTACCTCCTTATGCTATTCTTCTTGCACCGACATAGTCGCTACGTCCTGATAAATTGCTGATTTTAACGACATCGCCTGTCTTTGGTGCTTGTATGTACTGTCCGTTACCTATGTAAATTCCAACGTGTCCAGGACTTGACGAACTGCCTCCCGAACCTTTAAAGAATACAAGGTCGCCCTCTTGCAAGTTATTCTTGCTTACGGCTTGTCCTACATTTATTTGGTCGTATGTTGTTCGTGGTATATCAATACCACTTGCTTTCGCCGCGAGTTGTACAAGACCGCTACAATCAACACCGCTTGACGAAGTACCGCCGTATACATACGGTGTTCCCAAATACTGCTTTGCCGCCGCAACAATCTGTCGTCCTTTGGAAGAACCGCCTGACGAAGTGTTTGAATTGTTCGCATAACTCAATCTGTTTAGATAACTTCTTGATGAATTACTTGATGAATTACCTGTATTTGAACCGCTTACACTCTTAGCTGTGTTGTATAGTTGTCCCATAATAGAACTTACCTGTGTCGCCCAACTGCTATCTATTGCTCCGCCGTCTGTGTATGCATACCCCATTCCTTTTGGATTGTTGCCTGTACCTGCTGAATTAATCGACTTTGCACCATACCCATTGTAGTATGTTTTCATAAATTCGCTTGCAAATTGAGTAGCACCTTGTGACATCTGACCATATCTATGGGCGTTGCCCTCAGGATTAACATTTGTAGCACCGTAACCCCAAATATTATTGGTTTTCTTGGCTATGTTTGAAGTACCCCAACCGCTTTCCAAAGCTCCGATACCGAGTATTGCCAAAGCGCTCATACCTGTTGTTTTTTGAGCATTGTATATACCCTCTGCGTCACTTGTTGATATGACTGAACTGCGATTAAAGTGCTTTTTAATGATTTCGGCTATTTGTGCTGTTGACAGTTTCGGAAGTTGCGTTGCTACGTCAAGACTTCCAAGCGACGAGCTGTCAAGATTTCCGTTAAAACCAACATTATCATCACCGTTTGAATTAATAGTACCACTGCTAAGAGCGGTACTATTTTCATTTTGAGTAGAATTTGATGAATTTGACATTGTGTTTGTTGGTTGAATACCTGTTGCTTGTGTTATCCATTCTCTAACCTTATCGCTTGTCGCACTGCTGTTTACAATCGGCTTATAATCAGCCATTTTATTTATAACCTGTCCGTCTCTTTTACTGATGAACGGATTAAAGGAATTTATGTTCGGTGCCGTTGTCGTGTTTTGCTTTCCGTACAATGTATCAATTTTGTTTTTTAATTGATTACTCTGTTGTTGTGAATCGAAATTAAAAAGGCTGTTTACCTTATTTCTTATTGTATCTGTCAAACCCATAGTCATTTACTCCTTATCAAATCTTGATTTTCATAAGTCCTGCAACAAATTTAACCGCACGATATACAACAACACATACCCACAATTTTGTATTGTTTAGGTTAAGATGTGCGTCATCTGCGCCTGACACAATACCGTTATCCAAACACCACTGAACAGGCTTATGCGCCCATTCGGGCATATTACTGTCAATGCAATCGTAAATCATTTCTGGTTTATCTGCCTTTTTCTTGTCCAACTCATTAATTTTGCTAAGTAGTTCCTCATATTGTGTCATATTCAATTCCTCCTTGTTTGTTTTATCCTTTGTCACTTGTCCTGTAATTCCTTTAAAAATCGCCTTTGCAAACTCTGTCGCACCGATTTTCTTGTATTTATTTGCGTCCTCTGTATCTACAAAACACACTTCAACAAGCATAGCTTTCGCGTCACTGCGATGTACCACATACAACTTAGAGCCGTCTTTAATACCTCTGTTTTTAAAACCTAATTCACTTATCGCCTTACAAGTATTTGTTGCCTCATCAAACTTTTTACCACCGTAAGTCCACACCTCTGTACCTTGCCCACCGCCACTGTTAAAGTGAATTGATACAAACAAGTCAAGTGACTGTGAATTTGCCATATCAACTATCTGTCTTAGATTTGAACTTACTGTCGGTGCATAATCATTTGTGCAGTCGTGTACTGTATGCCCTGCCTTTTTTAGTAAATCTTCAAGTGCATAGCCAACTTTCCGTGCCTCTACGCTCTCATCTATGTAGCCGACAGCACCGCTACCGACAGTACCGCTTACAGTGTGTCCGCAATTTATTCCTATTCTCATATTTCCTACACCTCTTTCAATTCAATATCTTCCATTACTGCTCGCGCCTCTAAAATTGCCAAATAGTCAGCCATTGCGTTTAGTTGTATGTTATATGTACTGCGTGGACACGTTGGGGAAAATTTTAGTTTTCCCCTGTCCCATTCCTCCAACATTTTCTTTAACCCTTTGAATCTATTGGCTAATTGATAATATTCTGCCTTGAAACGTTCCTTGTAATCTGCACTGTTCATCAGTGCAACAGTATCTTGTAGTGTCATAGTTATTCCCCTTTCTTCCCATCAAGTTCCGATGTCATTGTATCAAGCCATTTTTCAATACCGTTTCGTAATTTGCTCGGTATCGGCAGACCGCACAAGCACATATTTTTCAGTATTGAAATACTTTCGTACATTATGTACAGCAAGCAGAAAAACTCACATATGCCCACTTGCGTAATGCCTATATATTTAAGCACTTCTTCCGGCACAAACGGTAGCATATTAAAGCCTATCAGCTTGTCCAATACCGCCAAAAATACGACCGATATAATCATTGCGATTTTTCTTATTGCTCCGTCTATGCCAAAGCAACTGTTGAACTTTTTTTCTTTGATTGCCCTTAGTAGCCCCAAAACTGTATCTAACATAACCGCAATAAATACGGTTTTAACGAATAGATTACACGCCAATGTAACCCAAAATATATTGATTGTTTCCCAAATGTTCATTTATTTATCCTCCTCGCGTATTACTACTTCTTCTCCACCTTGTTTGAATGTGAATAGCAGTTTAACCTCTCCGCTTTCATATTCTCCCACATCTATTATTTTTAAGGCTTTAGTAACTCTACAAACTCCACAATATCCTTTTTGTATACTTCCGTTGAAAACAAAAACAGAACCTAAATCATCATTATAGCGAATTTGTTCTATTGCTTCTGTATCCGGGTCTGCAACCACATTTTTTATGATAAACAAGTCACCTACTTTAGCTACTGTGTTTATCTTCGCCCCTATATTTTCTGCAGGATAACATTCCAAAATCGGTATGTTTATTGCTCCTATTTTTATTAGATTTTTTATGGTTTGGTCAAAATTCCATTCAGATTCGGAATATTCACCGCTATTTATCCAATCATAAACATCTCCTGCAAGTTTGCTTCTTGTAATAGCCTCATCTGCAATATGCACGGTTTTCACTGAATTACTTCCAAGTGTTCCTGTTTCACCTTTTTCGCCCTTGTCGCCTTTGTCGCCCTTTGCACCTGTATCACCTTTCAATCCTTGCGGACCTTGTTCTCCTGTGTCGCCCTTAACACCTTGTATGCCTTGTGGTCCTCTTATCGTACCTTTGTATTGCCACTTTACGTCTTCACCGCTACCTGCTGTAGTAGACTGATAGATATAGCCATAATCGGTATTAAGGTACACATCACCCACTTTAACAAGAGGACAATCCGCATATGTATAGTTGATGTTTTCAGACGTACCGCTTAAAGCTGTGCCTGTATACCACAAGCTACCGTTCATATTTACATTGCCTTTGCCTGTGCCGATAAAAAACTCGTTTGTATCACTTGTGTATGCCGGCTCAGCGAACGACAATGTTGGTAGTAACTTTCTCAGTCCACGTCTAAATTGAATTTTATTAGCCATTTTTTAACCCTCCATAATTTCTTTTTTGTCTTGCTCTGTTATATCTCCCGACTTGACGAATATGTCAAGGTGTTTCTCTTTGTAAATGCCCATTTGATAGTATTTACGTATCAATGTTTTATTCACCGTCAACACCTGCTTTCAATTCCGCAATCTGCAACATCAACATTGCGTTGATTTCGTCCTGTGACATTGTTTCGTCACCGTTCATAACAGACTGAACGTGCTGTTTTAATTCCGACATACTGTCAAATGTTTTTGACTGTATCTGCTTCAACTGTTCTGCCGTAGGCTGTTCAAACATAACGTCTGTATGTTGAATTTTTACGATTTCTGTGTCCATATCGAAATTGTCGTCAGTTTCGGCGAATTTATCATTGACAATCCTGCGTTTTATACGTAGGATGTCTCTATCGGTATGTATTCCGTACACTGTGCCATCAATTTTAACACCACGTTCATAGAAATACGCTGTTCCGTTTTTCATATAAAATTTGTACATAATAGCCTCCTTAACTCCACGATGTTATATTTCCTTCTGCAATACAAGTATCTGCAATTCTACCAAAAGATTTAGCACTTGTTACATTGTTTTTGATTACTGTGTTACCATCGACATCTAAAAGATTAAACTCGTTATTGTCGGCTAATGATGATGAAGTAGAGAAACTATTATTTAAGATTAATGTCCTGCCAGATGCACTTATCAATGAGCAACTTCCTGTCGCCGGTATAGATGCGATAGACATATAATTATCTGATATAATAGAAGAATTACTACAATCAATGAATTGAACATATTCCCCAGTAATTCTTATTGAAGTAAATTGATTCCCAATTAGTCTACCCGAATTTGTCAAGAATGACGTATCTTCATTTTGGTATATTGACGAGAAGGTATTGCCTATAATTTCGCCACCACAGTTAATAGTACAATTTTCAATAGAACTAAAAACATTTCCTATAATATTTCCACCTAACGACATTATACAATTTTCGCAATTTTCAATATAATTATCTTGAAAGAAAATTTTTGACGCCGAAAGCATATACCCCAAACACTGTTTGTTTTGTGTGAAATCTAAAAATTCGTTCCCTATTATTTTTGCATAATTTGCAATGCTAATTTCTCTCGTTATTACATTTCCTGGAGCACCCTCAAATCCATTTATAACATTATTAAAAAATAGTACTTTACCCAATTTAAACGTTGATACACCTAATTGATGAGTGCTAAATATATTGACAAATGAACAGGACACTATTTCCGATTCAGTTTCAGCAAATAATACTATTGGATTAATTGTATCAGATGTCACTGTTTTGATATCTTCTTCGAATTTTACATTTTTCATTGTCGTTGATTGTGGTATGTGAAAAATGTGTTGTTTTTCAGCAGGATTTGTATTTTTAAAAATGAAATCATCACACATTGACCCATCTAAGGTCATACTGCCTTTTAATGATATAATAGCCCTACCGCTACTTTCCGGCAATCCATAACCACGTATGGTATTTTCGTTTGTCAAAACACATTTTGTACCTACAGGATAGATAACACTATTGTATGGTGCGGTGCTTATTGCCGCTTGTAACTTTAATTCGTCGTGGTCGCCGTCGCACACGACAAATATTTGGTTTTTTGTTTTCATCGACGCACCTGCCGCGGGGATTGGTGTATTGTCGTTTCCACCTACATATATTTCAGCCTCTGATTTGTCATCACTATATGCAATAGCTATTTCGCCTTCCGAAAGTGTTAATCTATTTATATTGCTTTTTAAACCGTGCTTTGCTATAAATCTTGTTGCCATTCTATCAATCCTCCTTTCCTTAATATGTTCCACAATCAATGACCGATGTTACTTGTGCAGACAGTTCAAGTGGGTTAAAATCACCGCAATCAAAACTGTTTTCAGGTTCACTGTCAAAGTTACCGCCGTCAAGCTCTGTTCCTAACTGTTCCATACCGAATACACCGCCGTCGTATGATGTAATACCGATTGCTGTGTACAGATTTTGAAGTTCGTTTGTATACGCATATACTATTTCTTCGACAAAAGCCTTAAAATCAATATAGTCAAAGTATTTATCAAGGTCTTTCACCTTGTCCCATATTGCTACTCTATCTTCTGTGATAGTATCAAGTACATTCTTGTTACTGTGCTTGTGAGCCAGTGTTTGCAGTGTATTCACCACATTTTCAAGCATTTCCCTTGTGTTTATTTCATCATCAAGTTTTGCGTTTGTATCGTCAATCTTGCCGTTTAACACGCTATCCATATCTTCAAGAGATTTTTGTATAATCTCAATTTCAGATTTGGTTATGTACTCTTTATCATTAACAAGTTGCGACACAAGTGTAGGAACGCTTAAAGCAAGCCTTAAACTCTCTTTTGAAATATCTTTTTTGAGCGATATTCCTGCTATTTGAGTTATTTTCAGAACGTATTTATTAAGCAAGTCAGGTGTTTCAGAGCCGAAGTCTGTCTTTTGATAACATACATTACCCTTCATTTAACCACCCCCATTAATTTAAACGCACCCTTACACATAGATTACAAGGCTTTGTGTCCTTGTTTTCAAACTTCAACGCCGATACAGTCTTATTTACAACATAGTTTTCTTTGACTTCCGACCATAGTTCAGTCTCGCGTGGTTTTCTTGACATAGTGGCATATAAAGCAACGTCGTCACCGTCACATTGCCACCCTATATCGTTCACACCTCTCTTATTTGCCGATACAACAGGCATTTTAAGATATATTACCTTTCCCGCTCCGACTGTATCTTCATATACATAATCGAAGCCGGTTGTCATTCGTTCGAATTCTTCCATTTTTTCTGCGTTTGTTGGTCTGTCATACATTATTATTTATCCCCCTTTTGAACTCAACGTGCGCCATACCGCTTGCATAGTCGATAGTAAAGCTGTGCAGACTATCCATAGGCAAATCAACAACTCCTCTGCCAATCGTACAATCTTCGCTTTCATATTCAATTTTTATATCTTTAAGATTTTGTTCTTCAACAATCATTCTCTTTACCTTTTGACATATCTCTATATCTATCGAGAATAACCAAGCTGTTGGTACTCTGTTTATAAACAACAATGTTTCGTTTGGGTTTTTACACGTCACTGCGACGTTATCACCTATTCTAAATAACATATATTTTCCTCCTTAACTTGTACTTGTCGGTAAACCTATTACCGTACATTTCGAAAAATCCCAAGTGCCTTTTGGGTATGTCTTACTTCCAGTCGAACCTATAAAAGACGTTCCTACAGCTTTTATAGCAATACCAACACCCGTATCATAAATCTGAAAAACTTCTTGTCCTTTGCCATTCGATACTCGCTTCAATGTCAAATCACCATAATTACCGCTTGAATTACCAATAGTCACATACGCCCTTTTATCCTCATTATAAAATTTTGCTCCAACTATATCTGTACCTGTAATAGTTCCCTCTGTTATAAGGTCACCGCTCACCTTTACGCAACCGTTCAATATAAATCCGCCTGATATTTGAGTGAATGCAGAATTAATGCCGTTTTTTTCGTCATACTCTAACCAATCTTGTAAAATATCATTGAAATAATAATATTTGTTGTTATACTTGCAGAGTTTTTCTTTATCCAACGTTTTATCGCTTGCGGACGGTTTTTCTTTTACCGTAACAGCCTCTGATGTATTCATTTTTTCGAATGCAAGTGATTCAATCTTTTCCGCTGTTTGATTAAATTGTGTTTCCACACCTTTCTTTAGCTTTGAAACCCTTGTAGATATTCCGTCGGCAGTCATAGTGAACGTTGAAGATAATGTTTCTACTGAATTATCCGTGTATTCTTGACTTGATACTACTGACATTTCAATAGCTTGTGCCGTTTGCGATACAGCTGAATATTGACTTAGATTGTTTTCTAAGTCCTCATACGATACTTTGCTTTCTATCTTTTCAGCCGTTACACTGAATTGAGTATCATAGCCGTTTAATTTCTTTCGCAAAGTGGTTGCGAGGTTGCTTTCGTCTATGTTGTCTAAAGCGTCCTCTAATGTCCTTTTCAGCTTAACGTAATTGTCGTTTAATTCCGATACCGTTTCTCTAAGCTGTTTGTAATTCATATTGTTAATATCATCTTGATGATACAAATAACTCACCTCCCGGAGTAATACCGAGTTCCATTTCATAGAAACGTACATAGCCGTGTCCTTCAAAATGTAACTTGTAGCCATAATTAGCGGTCATTCGCGGTTTTAAGCGTATTGCTTGCATACCTTTCCGACCGTTACTGTCATATAGCAACTGCGATGTTTCAGGGTTAAATTCTTCATTGTCGTACAGTGCATACACCTTGAAACGCCCCTCAATATACGCAAGCATTTGAAATTTTGCTATATGTTTGATATTTACTGTCTGATATGTGCTTGATGATGATGATGTCAGTATGGTTGATAAGTCTGTTTCACAACTCCAATCGTCCGTATATTTGTTCGTATCCATTTTGTATACAACACCGTCTTTGCATAACATATACATACCGTTTTTGTTATGTGCAAAGCCTAATACTTCACTATTAATCACTTGTTGCGACCATTGACCGACCATTGTGTCATACACAAACAGATACATTTCGCCTTGCCTGTCTGTACAATACAAGTAATAGTTTCTTCCGTCACTGCCCGATACAGCACTTTCGAACTCATCAATGCCAAGATTGTAGCCAATCTCACGCGGTTGCGAGCCTGTATACACCTTGATTTCATCATCTGACGCAAATATCAGTTTGCCGTTTACCTCTTGTATGCTCCTGTTGTCAATAGACCCCTCCGCATACACGTCAACCAATCTGAACGGATTTTTACTGTTGTATATTTCGTGCATAAAGTCACGTTTAAAGCAAACAACGTGGTTGTCATACACTGTTATACCTGTAAAGTTACCGCCTGCTTTTGTGTTGGTTTGTGAGGCACTGCTCCACGCATTGCTTTCGTTACTTTCAGCTACGGTGTCTAAGTTCCAATTCGTATAGTCGTTATAGCCTGAAACGTGTACTCTATCCTCATCAACTCCAAAAAGTCGTGATAAATGTACTACCGCATACTTTAGATTAGGGAATGACGGTGAAGCAGTTTTTCCAAACCCACTTTTTCCGTCACCTCTATCGCTACAAAATTGATAGGTTTGATTATCGTAAGTGTTAAGCCAATAGCAACTCTTATTGCTCCCCTCAGGCGGTGCATAGTTTTCGGTAAATTCATAATACTTTGATACTTTCTTGCCGTTTTCAAGGTTTTTAATCAATTCGTATTTGTATTTATCGTCGCTATCCTTATCGGTGTTTTCGGTTCTTTTGTAATATGCTTTTGCCGTAACTTCTTTGTCGCTTATCTTTTCGTAATAATCGGTTATATTCGTACCGTATGCAATATCAGTTACTTCCTCATACTCATACGGTATTATCGTACCGTTATCATCAGCTTTTCTTACGTATAGTTTGGTTTGAACCGTACCTGTGCTATCAGAAACCTTTTCATAGTAATTACTTATGTCTGAATTATAATCAAGTTCTGCATATACTCTTGTATATGTGTAAGGGAATGACGTACCTGTACGTTCGTAAAAAGCTACATTAGTCATTTGTTTTAAAGGTGAAAATGCCCTTATATATAAGCCTGCTACACTATCATCGTTCTTCAAATCAGTAACCGTTATGTAAGTGTATGGTGAACACGTTCCTTGTCGCTGATAGTACACAATTCCATCGTTCTCGTTATAACTACCCGACCATTGCTTTTGGTATCCGTCATAAAACCTCGCTTTTTTGCTACTGTCTTTGTTATATTCCGTCTTTTTGTAACCGTCATTATACGTTTGTTTACTTGACTTTCTGTAACCGTCATTGTAATACTCGTCTTTCGTCTGAGTATATCCGTCATTGTAGTATTTTTTTATTTCAACGTCCAAATTGCTTGTTTCAAAGTAGTTTGTGCCACCTGTCACAGTAAATCTGCCTATCACCCCATTCCAAACATAGTAAGTTTTTTTGCCACTGCTTTCTTTTTGGCAATACATAACATCAATATCGGCATTGCCGTCCTCAACTGCCTGTTTGTCAAATGTAGTAGGGTCTTTGTCTGTATCTACAATCTTCATAAACATAGATACTTTGTCAGGAAACAGTATCAATTTCTTTACATATGTGCCGCCAAGTACATCAACGGCATTTTCATATACATTGAATTGCACCATACTACGCTGTATCGCGTCAGTTTCTTCTGTCACGCCTTTTTTTATTAGACCTGTATATACTTTTGTGATTTGTCCTTTACTGTTTTTCTTGTCGCTCAAAACGAGATAATCAAGTTTTAATTCTGTATCGTCACGATAGATAACAACAAGAAAATCATCAAAACTGAATAGCGATATAGGGTGTTTGTATTCAAGTCCCATATCGGACAATATGTCTACCCTGCTTTGCGACGGTGTTAAATAAGGTGCCTCGGCTGTAGAAATGTTGCATTCCATAGACAAAGCACCTGTATCTATAACTTGCCGTCTGTTTAAACCACTCCAATTCAGCTTGGAAAGGCTATATTGCTTTAGTGCCTGTGGTAATGGTACTTGTCCGAATTGTAATTCGTTTTGTTTCTTTGCCATATAACCTCTCCTTTACTGTCCGAATTGTTGGGCTTTATCAGATAGCCATTGTTTGAAATTTTCAAGTAAAATATTGTAATTGTTGAGCCAATTTGACGCAGGACCGTACTCATTTTCAAGTGAGTACGCCTCGCCTCTCAACTTTGACTTTACCAATTCGATAAATTCTATCGGTATCATCACGTTACCGTCTTGTATTTCGTCATTTTCATTTACTTTTATCAATTTAGGCTTGATATGATAGATTAATTTAATAAAATTAGGCGTTTTTTGCATTTTAATAGCTAAATTTTCGCCCTTTTTATAAAAACAATCAGGAAATACGTAACCGCTCGTTATACTTGTCTTTATTAATTGCGTTGTATCTGCATACACCGCATATATATCTTCAAACCGTATCGGCGCTTCATTATCCGAAACATCAAGGCTTGCAAGCTGTATAACGTCCTCTTGCGGTTCAGTAATTATCAAGTCGTTTTGTTCTTTTATAATCGCACTGTATAACAGCCATTGCAGACTGTTCAGCCACGTTACATACGTCGAATTTGTGATAGGAAGTGCGACGTCCACTTCACTCTGTAATTCTGCTATTAACGCTTTTGCAGATATTCCACTGTCAAACACTTCTCTACCACCTCATTCGTCGTACACGTCTGTTATGTGCGTGATTTTTCCAATAATGCACATAGACATTTCTTGATTTTCGTGTAAATTCTTGTTTGAATATACCTTGTTGGTCGTAACCACAAAGGTATAAGATATTGTCCACGATTGCCGGAGTATAAAGCGGTAATACAACGTTTTCGTCCGATAAATCGTGTACTGGTGTAAAATGCACACCCTCTTTGAATAGTAAGTCGGGATATAATGCTTCAAGTTCTGCAACGGTGTCGTTAAAGAAATTAAAGAACCGTCGCTGTTCCAAAGGCACTTTCAGACTTACCTTTTCATATATTTCTTTAAGTGTTACTTCTGCTTGTTCCAATTTATCACCGCATTTCAGAAAAAAATATTTCAGCAAGTACCTAAAATAACGGCAAAAATAACGGCAAGGCAACATATAATCACCTTGCCGTTAGAATTAAATACAGTTATAAATTCTGATTAGACCGCCCGGATTTGAGCAGATAAGGTCACCATAGTTTGCAAGCAACGCTCTGTAAACTGATGAATTTTCCTTTAGGTTGAAAATACCACCGCCTTGTAGGTCAGCAAACTTCCATTCCTGTGTATGTAATTCAAGCGCTGAAGTATCAACACCCCAAATTTCATCATCCGGTACGAACATTTCGTTGACAACATCAACCTGTCTGTTGCCGAAAGCAAACTGAATTGATTTGAAACCACCCTGTAAGGTGTTCTGTTCAACTCTGATATTGTTTACTCTTAGGTATTCTGTGTAGTGGTCGTATGCTTCGTCACCGCACAACAGCATATCAACCTTTGAGTTCTTGTCCTTTTCGGCACGTCTTAGAGCCTTTGTGATAATGCTGTCCTCAACATTATCATTTGCGTTAATAACAATAGGCTTGATAAACGGATTGTCTGCCTTGCTTACGCCGTAAATTGTTGGAACTTCATCGTCGAAGATAGCACCAAGACCTGTGATTTCACGCTTAAATGAGTTCTGCACCGTCATAAAGCCGTCAACAAGTGCTGTTGTAGGTGCTTTGTCAAGGATAATCTCATAGTTACCGTTGCTGTTCTTTGTACGGTTAATTGCCATAATTCGTAGCTGTTTAGCAACCACGTCGTTTGGTGTTGTAGCCGAGGTCGGATAAAAGTCTACAATCAAACCTTCCTTGACGTACTTAATGTCAGTCACTTCAACTTTTGTTGTCGGAGTTGTCTGTTTAACAACCTTTGTTAATGCACCTGTACCGTTACCGAATAGTGAACGTCCGACGTTCCATTTTGCTGTTTCATACGCCGCCTTAACTTCTGTGTCAAGTGCGTTTGCCATAGAGCCATTCTTGCCTGTAAGTTGTACAGCTTTGATTGATAGTTCAACGTTTGTATACATATCTTTTGCGTATGTTCTGAAACGTTTGAACATAACGTTACCTGCTTCAGGTGTCGCAAGTCCTTCTTCACCGTAGCCAAAGCCACCTGATAGACCGATTGGAGCTGACGCAACAATCTCATTTGCTACCAATGACTTTTTCTTGATTTTTGATAGTAGTGGTGTAGGCTCGATACCGAGTAGGTTATTCCATACCGGTAAGTAGTTAGATTTTAGAGCCTCTTCAATAGTTTTTAAGTTTTGTTCTCTTCCCATTTAAAAATTCTCCCTCTTTTGTAATGTGGGTACGTTATTTCTCTCTGAACATATTTTTTGTTCTTTTGGAGGCGTCGTCCCAAGTTGTTGGTTTTTCTTTTATTGTTAATGCCGCGTTTACAGCGCCGTTTGACGCTGACATTGCAGGCACTTGCTGACTTTGTTTAATGTCGTCCAATCTCTTTTTTTCAATCATTTGTTGAAATTCGGGATTGCTGTCGTAGTATTTCATTAATTCTTCTGCTGTTGGGTCTGACGGTGGCGGTGTATTCGCAGAATTTACGCCGTTTGCAATCATATACGCCGTCAAATACTTTTCGTCCATAGGTATATCGTCGTTAGCTAACCACTTGTTGTGTTCGATAATGTAGTCAAGTTGTGGCAACATATCGTTAATACCTTTCAGTTCATCTACACCTTTGAACGCCTCAAGCATTTCCCTTTTTTCCTTCTCACGCATACCGTCCTTTGCGTATTGCAAGGCAGGTTCAACGTCTTTTAGCACTTGCTGTGTGACGTATTTTTGCATTGCATTTGCATAGTCCTGTTGCATTTTCTGAACAGTTGCATCGTCCTCAAATGCTAAACGATTAACGTCCAACATAGGCATTTGCATTGCGTCCTCTATAACCGCTTGCTCACGTTGCTGTGATTGCTGCGTTATAGTCTGTTGCAATTCGTTATTTGTCTGTCTTAGCTGTTCATTTTCTTCCATTATGCGTTGATAATCTTGTTCACGTTGTGCCGCCGCTTGTGCCGCCGCCTGTGCTACATTTGCCGCCTCATCAACTGCATTATTCTCTTGCGGCGGTTGTTCTTGTACCTGTTCTTGCGGTTGTTCCTCTTGTACTTGTCCCTCTTGCTGTTCTTGAGGGGTATCTTGTGAGGTGTCTTGAGGGGTACTATCTTCCCCTAACACCGTTTGACCGTCGAACATATCTTCGGTCGCTCGTCTTGCGTCGTAGAAATTATCCATTATGTATATCCTCCTATCTTTGTCCTTGTTGTTGTGCCAACATAGCAATTACATTCTGCTGTTGGTCTTGTGTCTGCGCCTGTTTATGTAGTCTGATATGGTCCTCTAATGCTTTTGCATACTCAGGCTTTTTCAGTTTTAACAGCTGAAAATCCAACTGCAAGATATACCGCAGGTGTTCGTCTATGTGTATATCGTGGTCGTCAAACTCTGATACTCTCGGCACTGCACCCTGCTCAAAAAATACGTTTTCACGTTGTGCCGCCTGTATTTGCAGTGCATTGATGTTCATTATTTCGGTGTAATTGCCTACTTTCATAAACTCCAGTGCCCTCTGTTTTACACGTTCAGGTATCTGACCGTTTGCGTCGGTAAACAGCCCCATTTTGTACGCGTCGAAGAAACGTTCCTTTTGCACTTCTTCCGACATCAGTAGTTCGTTTTCAGTGACGTATTCAACGTCATAGCTGTTAATATCGTCGCTATTCCATATGATTGCATTACCGATACGATTTTTACCTGTGCAATTCAGCACACGTCGCGTATTAGCGTATTTTTTATAGATTTCAAGCCACATTACCGCCAAATTTTTGATACTGTTTCGGATATGGTCGCCTGTCAGCGATAGACGTGTATTGTCTATGTCAACAAGGTTCTGTATAGCCGTACCCGACGTTACGCCTGCGGGCGTTGCACCGTTCATCATCAGCTGTGATACACCTGCTACATATTCCATATCGCTTTTCAGATTGTATCGTTCTGTCATAATCTCTGACGGCAAATTGCCATTCGGAATAGGTGTCGGCGGGTTTGCTCCCTGTCTGTATACCAACATTGCACCAGGTGCCGCACCGTTCTGTTCAAATTCTTCGATGTCGATACTACCCTCTTCGGCGTAGAAACCCTGTATCGCAATGCGTTTGATGTATTCGTGGATACGGTTTAAACAGCCGTTATACGCCCTCTGACGTGGTATCAAATCTTCGATTATTGATTTTCCAAAAAACTGCCCTGCCGATTCGCGACACATCATTTGCGTTAATGGTATGCGTGAATACGGTAGCGGACCGTAGTAAACCAAATGCTCGTCACCGACAATGATTATCATTCTTCCGTCCGGTCTATGTTTTGTCGGACGTTCAAAGTATGTAATAACCTTTGCCGCACCATCTACCGAACGTGTACCTAATGTTGTGACGGTATTCTCGTAACCAAAACCGCCTCCGGCAACAACAGGTGTTAGTTCAAACGTTTCAACCGTTGCACCCTCAACTTTGATACCGTATAGGTCGTATATTTCCTCTTTGGTCTTGACTTGCTCCAAAATGATTGAACGCTGCGCCTCTACACCTTCTTTGAAAATACTTTCAGGAAACACCTCATACGGCGTTATCAGTCCATACTCCAAATCACCTTGATAAAACGCTTGTTCAAACTTTTGCTCATTTCCCTCATCGTCAACCGTAATGACTTTTTCAGTAGCGTATTTCTCACCTTTGTCTTTGTCCCACCACGATAGCCAAAAACAGTTACCGCACAATTCATTCCACTGTATCGCAGTGTTCTTTTTGGTATCGAAATCACTTGAAGTCTGCAAATACTGCAATATCGTAGTTGATGTTTCAGCTTTTGCGTAGTCCTCTAACTCGTTCGTTCGTGGATTTACTTTCATTCGATAGTTAATTTTTTTCAGATTAGCTATTCGCGTATCAATCAGTGGTGCAATTTGATTGAATGTTTCGCGTTCCAACCAATCGTATACAGGCTCCAACTGTTCGATTTCGCGACTGTACGGATTAAAATCACAATACTGATTACCGACTAAAAAATTAGCGTTTAAATGCCATTGTGTCTCCAATGCTGAACGTGCTGAACGGCGTTTCTCTAATTCTTCGTGAATATTTGCGATAATATCTTCCTTGTACAGCTGATTTCCGTCGTCGTCGGTGTCAATTACTCTGTCAACTTCTTCATCATCTGCACTTTCACTGTTAGGTGGTGAAAACATACTCTTTACGCTCGCTTTTATGCCCTGCAATACAGGTGAATATCTTAAATTCATTATTCATCACCCACCTTTGTGTCGTTCTTGCGCCACCTATTCAAAACGGCTTTATGCCTGCTGATAGGTTGCTTTGGCTCATCGGCTTTGATGTTGTTGTATTCGGTCATATTTCTGCACATCAACCTGTTATACAGGTCTTTGCGTTCGATATGTTGTACTATCGTCATTCCTACTATGGTTAGTGTCTGAATAGCTATAACGCATAGCAGAAACCCTGTTACATTCATAGCCATTCCCCCTTAATCAGCCTGTAAAATGCTTTCAATCAACGTTTCTTTGTCGGCGTTTGCGTTGATACCCATTTCCTTTGCGATTTTTTTCAAATCGTTGTACTTAACACCGTCCAAATACTCCTTTGTGTACGGAATAGGGTATTCTTCTGCGTTGTTATCCTCTGTTTCAACTGTTTCTTCCACGTTTTCTACTGTTTTCTCTATTCCACCGTGGAAAAATAGTGGTGGCGGTGGTACTGATACCGTCTTTTTCTCTGCTGATGGGTCGTATTCCGCAACAGCTTTAACCGCCTTTTTTAAACATTCTTCGCAGATAATGACACTGTTACCGAATTCATTTGTATTTGTCAGTGAATATGTATCGGTATTCTTACACCCTCTGACTTCGCATTTTCTCTTTATCTTCTTGATTTTCATTAGAAATAGCTCCTCCTTTTTTCTAATCTGCCTTTTAATGCTTTCTCTCTGTACTTTTGTACCGCTGTCTTTTCCTCTTTTGGTGGCTTTGACGGTGATGTGAATTGCAACACGAAATATCGCAACGCGTCAGGTAAATGTGTTATATCGTGTGGCTCTGTCGCACAGTCCGTCGGGTGTTTGGTATCACGTTGCAGTGATGTTAAACAGTCGATTAATTCAATGCAGTTATCGAATATCATCAATCGGCTACTGCCGTTCTTGACCTGTAATAAATCTTTGACCGCCAACCAACCTGCCTCACGGTTATTTGAACTTTTCAACAGTGGCAAACCGCCCTCACGGAACAAATCCGCCTTTGTCTTACCGCTTTCTTGTGTTCGTCCCCACATATCAGGTGGGGCGGCGGTGTATTCTATTCGTTCGTCAGTCGGCGTCAGATTGACTATTTCCCCTGCACCGACTGAAATAACCTTATTGCTTTCAGCGTACTCGCGGTAAACATAGTAGTTACCGTGTTCGTCAATAGCCACCCATACACACGCCAAACAATCCAAACCGTAGTCCATACCACGATATTTACGCCAATGTTTAGGAATTTGAAACGGTTTAACAATGTGTATTGACCTATCAAATTCGTTGAAATACCGTCCCTCAAGTAAGTCCCAACTGCCGTCACGCCACGCCTCTCGCAGTCCGTCGGGCAGGTTATTTAACATATCAACATAGCCTGTATCTGTTTCCAATAACACCGCATTATCAAACACCGTCGCTGGAATGAACAGATAGTCGTTAGGATTTTCAGAATTACGGTATTTTTTTGACACAAACAGACGTTTAACCCATTCGTGACCGACACCGCCGGGGTTACACGTCAGATACATTCGTTTTGGGAATGGATTGGCACCACGAATACACGCAGTCAGTGTTGAATACTGATATTCAGTAAATTGCGTAGCCTCGTCCATAAAAATAACATCGTATTCGATACCCTGATATTGATTGACGTCGCTCTCGCTGTCACAATACCCCATTTCCAACAGTGAACCGTTATTGAAATAGAAACATTTTTCCTGTTTGCTATATCTTGCTATGCCTTTTAGCAATGGCTCCAACTCTCGGACGTGGTTACGCTCCAAGTCACGATACGTCCGTCGTAGGAACAACATTTTAATTCCACTGTATCTGATAGCCAATAGAACAGCTTTCATTCTTACCGCCCACGACTTTCCGCCACCTCTCGCCCCACCGTACATAATCATTCTGTTATGTGCGGTGAAAAACTGTTCCTGTTTCGGATTTGTGCGTGATAGGTCTAATTTCAGACTATTCTGCATATTTCATCACGTCCTGTGGCATTTTAATTTCAATCGTCGTATTTTCAGTCGATTGTCCCTGTGCTAATGCACGTTTGTCATACAACGTATTGACCGCCGTACTGATTTCAGACAACTTGTGCAGTTCCAATGACCGTATCTTCGCTCGCAATTCCTGTTTTTGCGTTGCCGTCATTTCATCAGCTGGAACATCGTTCATCAGTTCTTCCAATTCACGCTGATGTTTTAATGCTAATTCCATACGCCTGTTAATCAGTTCCGCACCGTTTTCAATAGCTCTACTTGCCGTTTCAATGAAACCCTCGCGGACCTCTCGCCGTTTTTCTGCATATTCGTCCATATCAGGCGGATGTCGTCGCCACCACGATTTTAACGTGTTTACGGGAATACCCATTTTGCGTGATACTAATTCCCAATTTCCCAATACCGTGTATTCCGCAAATGCCTGCTCACGGTCGGCGTCTGTATATGTTCTCTGTTTTGCGATGGCTGACACCCCCTTTTCATCAATTTAATATTTCCGTCCCCACCGACAATCAGTGAAATATTAACCCACCGTCCTCACGACGGTTCTACCTACTATATGTAGTAAATCAAATCTATCCCCCACACTATTTCCCAATTTCGGTATTTTTGCATTTTGTACACTTTAAACAAAATAATATATGGTAATATGTATGTTTTTCATAGTTCCATTTAACTTTGGCGTAAAAGTATTGACTTTGGCATAAAGGTTTGCTATAATATGGTTAGAAAATAACAAAAGAGGTCAGCCGAAAGGCAAGAAAGGAAGATTAAAATGAAAGAATATTTAGTTTGTCACTTAGACGGCAGAGGTCAATTAACAAAAGCAAGACGATTGACTGACGAAGAGAAAAAGCAATATGTAAAAGAATTTAGAGATAGAGCTTTTATAGGTATCAGAGGTGAGAGTATAGATTTAAAATATCTTACGTTCGATGAAATTCTTGGATTTTTAAACAGAGAATCGGACGGACAATTTACCGGTTCATCAGGAAATGTTTATATCATAAATCAAGACGAATGGGACGAATTAGTCCAAATGAATAGTGAAAAAGAAAAAATAGCAAAAAGAAAAGAAATTGAAGAAAATATTGTTTCTTGGGAGCAAATAGTTCAAAGATGTGAGGCTATAAAAACTGCAGGAAATTTGTATAGCACAAAAGAAGAAGCACAAAAAGCAAAGAAAAAATATAATGATTTCTATAATGAAGGTGAAGACGGCTATGTTCCTCATTTTTGGACAGCAGAAGAATATGAGGATGCAAAAGCAAAATTGAAAGAATTACAGAGTGAGTTAAAAAAGTATATGTAAAAGTGCAATTCCGACGCATTTCGGTGCGTCGGTGCAATGCAGAGGTGCAATATGATAGCAAGAAAGGAAGATAAAATATGAAAGAATATAGAAAGCCACTGTCAATAGTGGTGTCAAAATATGAAAGAGAGTTTACCGAAAGCGGTAAGGCTCTTATAAAAGAAATCATATCAAAAACACCTTACACCGAAGCTCCAAGATGTCCCAATCCGAATGGAACACTTTGTTTTGGTATGCCGGCAATAGATAGTGACGGTACATCATATTGGATTGAGGTCACAGGTTGGGAAGAACCAGTAGTTGGATATAGATGTGGAAATGGTCAAGGATGTTTTGCGGTAGAGGACTTTAGAGTTAATAATGTAGAAGATTTTATCAATGATAAAATCAAATTTAATTAATAGGAGGAATTTAAAATGCAAAAAATAATTAAGGGTCGTAAGTACGACACAGACACCGCACAGGAAGTGTGCGGATACTCCAACGGATTGCCGTCGGGCGATTTTGACGCCCTTTGCGAGCAACTGTATGTAAAGCGTACAGGTGAGTTTTTCTTGTACGGATATGGCGGTGCAAGAACCGCCTATGCTGAAGCCGACGGCAATATGTGGACTTCAGGTGAAAAAATCGTTCCACTTTCCGAAGCTGACGCAAAGGCGTTCGCTGAAGAACACGCTTCACCGGAAGTGTACGAACAGTACTTCGGTGAAGTGTCAGAGGGTGATACCTACCGAACAACAATAACCCTTTCTGGAACAGCAAAAAAGAAACTTCAATCGCTCGCTCTCGAAAGACGCGAAAATATCAGTCAGGTTATTGAAAGACTGATTGAAAACGCATAACAAAAAAGACGGTTGCCGTTTGGTAACCGTCTTTTTTTAGGAATAAATGAAAAAATATAATATCTCTCAAGTGAGCATATATATTATATCACATTTTCTACCGCAAGTCAAAGTGAGTTAAGTTATCCCTAAACCGTTTATAGAATTCGCGTTTTAGATTAAATAACCGTTTTGGGTGCAATCCGTATTGCATTTGTATGTAGACGTGATTGACGGAGCTGTCCGTCAGAAATTTATATAGTGCCTGATAGTCCTCTCCTGCGACTTCAAGACACATATTCAGCACTGCCTTATCTTGCTCCGGCAGTCGTTTAGCATTAACACACAGGAAATATATCAATCCTTGCGTGTTATAGCTTATCCCCAATTTGTCTAACGTTCTTGAAAACCTAAACTCCGTCAATCTTCTGTCCTCCTACTCTTTCGCTTTCAGATAATCTATCCAACCGTTGCTGTAAAACACCATACCGCAATCATTACGCAATACTTCTCTGATTTCCTTTAACTTCCCTTTTGGTATTTCTTTCATTACTTGTTTTGCCGTTTCACCGACAGCGTTCATTCTCTTTTTCTTCCAACCCATTTTGAAATACAACACATACAGCGTCACAGGTAATATTGCTTGCATTTTGCAGACTGCCATTTTTAGCTTATCCTCTGCCGACGTATCTGTTTTAATTTTTAATGGGTCAAAGTCGCTCATCAATTCCACATAATCAAATTGGCATTCGCGTTTCATTTCATCAATCAATTTTTCAGTATCACGTTTATTCTCTACGGTACTTTTGGAATAATAATTAACTGCGTCAATGAATTGTGCTATTCGGATATAGTTGTAGCCATATTTGATATGTAAATACCACGCCACAAACATTATAGTGTATATCGTTCCGTCGCTTATCGCCTCGTCCTCGACTAATTTGTATGACAGCAGCGCTTGCTTTTTGTTAAACTTTTTGATACCGTGTTTCTTTGCTACTACCTCAAATCGCTTTAACAATTCCTTTTCTTGCTCTTGGCGTATTGCGTTTAATGCTTTTTCACGTTCGGCTCTGCGTTTCTGCTTTAACTTCTTCGCTGTTTTATCCATATCAACACCTCACCAAATTCACCCTAACCACGTCAGGGTTTCTGTCCACAATCTTTGCTATTTCAAAATATGATAGACCATTATCTCTTAATCTTTTCATTGTATCTAATTCTTTGTTGGTTACTCGTGTCTTTTTCTTGTTTTCAGAATTGCTTGCTTTATCCGGTACATATTCCGGACACTTTTCAATCCTATACGAATCATACGTCTTGCGGTGTACCCTTTCAGCAGTCCAACCCTCCACAGGCTGAAAGCAACTACTCCACGAACAATCACCGCCAGCCTTTTGACACGTCCAACATAATTGTTCTTTAGTCATTTTGCACCTCGTCTAATCTCTGAACATACTCGGTAAAATACCATAGCAGTTCATCTCTGAATACTTCAATAGCTTCTTCGGCTTTTTCTTTGGTGGCGAAATATATTGTATTAGGTAATCGCATAATATAATAATACTCTGCGTACATTTCTTCAGAACTATAACTATATATAATAAACCACTTCTTTTTACTTTCATTGTTCCAATCTTCTACTGAAATAGGCTCGTCATTTTGTGCCTGCCATCGTCTTAGTTGACGGAGTAATCTGTCTGCACGAGCATTGTTCTCGGCAATCATCTTGTTGCTGTAATAGTTTCCTGTGCTATAACTTTGCTTATCACCTTGGTCATTATATTCTGTAACTCTCATTATATTATTATATATATCGACAAGATAATACATTTCACCTTTTTTAACCCTCTCATATCCTGTTCGTTGTTCCTCAATCAATCCCAGCTCTTTCAACTGTTCCTCCGTCATTTCAACTCGAACGCTTTTATCGTTCATTTTCAACTCTACTTTCATTACTGTTCCTCCTGCATTAATAAATATAAAATATATTTTAGTTCTTATTAATCTTAGAAATTAAAATATTCATATCATATCCACTGTCAATAAACTTTTCACACAGTGGTCTATTGACATCATTACCGAGTTTAGTATAAATAATGCCCATATCTTCAAAGTCAAAGTTTGTTCCAAGATATTTATTTATACCATCAAGCATAAATTGATGGTATTCATTATTTTTCTTTTTAGAATTATAATGTTGTGATTTATGAGCACCTCTTGAAAACCACGCCAAAACTTTGCATTTCATTTCACGTTCATCTTTGCAGCTTTCAAGTAAGAAATACTCGTTTTCTTTTACCATTGCGATAAATTCGCCATTGTGATTTATCACACTTTCAGGGAAACAATCCATTAACTTTTTAATTTTTTTCCATTCAATCATTTTTAGTCCTCCATTCTCATGCTCTTTCTCTTAATCCACTTTATCAAATTCATTGTTATTCCTCACTTTCTTTATCACAAAATCACTTCTTTGCTATCTTCGTATATCTCTGCCTTTTCAGCTACTAACGGAGCAAGTCCTGCGTCAGTTGACACCGTATATTCGCCATATCCTTGTTCCATTAATTCTTTGAATTTTTTATAAAAATCTGCGACTGTCATTTTTTTATTCCTCAAACAATTCGGAATTATCATTCATATCGTGTATATTGCCTATAACACTGGCTGATTTCCTGTCACCGCACCAGTATAATAAATCTTCTCGTAGCGTCAATAACGGCTCATGTTGCCACTCTATGACAAAACCACAGTCATTACACGCACGTTGTCTGTCGTATGTATTTCTGTATTTAACTATTCCTAAACACGCTTTCTCCGCTGCGAAATGCGGTTCATATCGGAATATACTTCCCTCAAAAACTCGGTTTCCTTTTTTGTCGGTAACTCCTGTAAATTGTCCTACTGTTTCAGGTATAACCCTATGTGCCCAGTCAACATCATTTGATGAATTATCAATTATATACACTACTTCATCTTTTACATCATCAGCTTTTTGCTGAAATATACCGCCTGTTATCCATTCTCCATTGTCTATACGTTTACCTCTGAATAGTATCTCTCGCATTATGTATCCTCCTCAATACTTACAATCAATTTCCAACTTGCTCGCCATTGCCTTTTTTATAATTTTCAGCAACGTTTTATTTGTGTATTTCGGTAGCGACTTTTTGTTGTAGCCGCTACCCTTAAATCCCTTATACTTTTTGCTCATACTCATACAACTTCTCTATTGCCTTTTTCATCGGCTCAAAATTTTTAATTTCTCTGTCTATTGTTTCTTGTGCCACCGACGGAAACATTTCTGCGTCAAGTGTTATAAATCCGTTTTTATATTTTTTTGTCAACATTTTTATCCTCCCAACAATCGCAAGTTGTATGCCGTGTATCTTCTTTCCATAGCAAAAATGTTTTCGCTGGGCATTTTGCATATACACCGGTTGTATTATCATTTAAAACGGTAAGAAACTTGCATTTATCACAGCTTTTAATCATCTTCTGATATTCCTTAATTTTCGTCAGTTTTAGTTTTATATAGCTTGTTTTCCGACCTTGCACCTTTGTTTGATGTACATATTTACCTTGTGAGTTCCTTATAATATACCCACGTTCCGCAAATTTTGGCATAACTGAGCCGTAGTCATATCCTTTATCCTGTAAAAAATCAACAAGTTTATATTTATTAATTGTCGCAACACCGTTTTCGATTTTACCCCATATTTCATTATTGAAAGTTAATGATTGAGCAAATCTCTCTGCATTATGATATATCCAATTACAAATTGTATTGTAGCAATAATCAACAGTATCATCTTGCGGTACTTCTTCTCTTATATTTCTTTCGGCTAATAATGCCGTTAATAGTAACAGGTAATTTATACTATCACCTATCTTTTCAGCCCACATTTCTTGTGATATTGCCTTGCCTTGCTCGTAATCATCAATCAAATCATACACGCTGACAGTATGCTTTGCCATCATACCGCCTAATGCCTTTACAGGTGTACATTTCTGCAATTTGCCTGCTACCTTGAAATTATGCAGCCTATCATCGGTTGCGTATTCGTCCGCCTTATTACATAAAACAGTTTTACACATTTCTATGCGTTTATTTATAACTTCTTCAAATTCTTCGCTTTTCATCGTTTACTCCTTATCTTCCATAGTACGACCTACAAAAAGTATATTTTCTAATGGAATTATCGTCAATGTTCCAAATGCGTCTTCTTCAAATTCTATGAATTCAGCGTATGTATTTTTCATTATCACCTGATTACAACGCCCCTTAAAATATAGATGTTGGTTATTTTTCTTTAAGACACAATAGAAATTTTCACTTTCTGTCGGTTTCTTATTTAGCTGTGTAGTATTATTCATCTTCTATGTCCTCCATTAAATTCAATGTTCTTTCCAGCTTTTTATCCGCTATCTGATTTATTTTGTCATTACTGATATGGAATAAATATTGCAACTGTATCATCATTACAATTACGTCCGATAATTCTTCCTCTATGCTGTCTTGAACTTCGAACATTAATTTTAGTACAAACTGACCGCCTTGCGATATTCTCAAATACTTAGTCAACGCTTGTGTTAATTCAGCCATTTCTTCAATCGCTACCGGAATTTGTTTAATACCGTAGTGTTCCGCTATGTCTAACCAATCTTGCTTTTTGTGTATCGGCATAACCGCGTTTTCTTCTAAATACTTTAGCGTGCGTAACCAATTTGCAAGTTGCTTGTGTTCTTCTGCACATTCCGAACAATTTTTAGTTGCGACTTCTTCGCAATGTTCTATCGCCTCATCAAGTGTCATTGGTTTTCGTTCCGGTGCTATTCGTGTGTTCCACATATTCACCGCACCTTCTTCTGTTTCGCTTTCATCAGCAAAACGTACAGACGCTTGACAATCTCGGCAAAAAATATCATAGTATGGTCCACTATTGAAACTTTTATCATAAATGACTATATTATTGCTCCCACAGAATGGACACGGCTTTAATTCATTCCACATTTTCTATTCCTCCAATTCGTCTATCTTCTCAAATATGTAATCTACCGCAGACTTCAAATCATTACCGACACTTTGAATGTTCTGCGGTGTCAGTTGTGAACCGACAAGCATTGTGTAACAAGTCTTTTCACTTGGTAATGCGATATTCACCGCTAAGCTACTTATCAATGCGACAATGAGTATTTTAAACCGCTTACTAAAGTATCGTCGTTCCTCTTCTTCGTTAAGATATTCATAAAGACTAACAACTACAACAAATCCCGCTACAAGCATAACTATAAACAATGCAGTTTTGAAATTGTCGCATAAATTAATTAAATAAATCAAACTTGGTCTAATTATCGGTGTATTCATCACTCATTCGCTCCTTTGAATATTGGTTTATACTTTTCATCTATCGGTGTGTTATACAATCCACACGCCTCATATTTGCTACGCCAGTTTGTATTAGCCTCTCTCGTTATACCATACGCCTTGCATTTGCAGTGATGTTTTCCGTCAACTGCTATTGTTATGAAGTTACAGCAGTTACGGCATAAAACTCCTTCCATTTCGCCGTATTCTCGATACATAGCACCGATTTTAATTCTCTTTTTC